GTGCTGAGTTCCTCGAAGTCCAGCGAGTAGACAATGCGGACCTTGATTTCCTTTCCGACCTCGAAGATGTCCGTGTCGTTGTCGACATCGAACAGGTAGGTGGGAGAGCGACCTCGGGTCACGAGATTGCGGGGAAGATCGGTTCCGGTCGTGTCGATCGAGATGATGTTGTCGGGAAGAAGGATCTTCCCTGACGAGTCTGGAAGAACCGTCTTGACGACGGTATTGTTGTTCAGGCCTGACAGCTGCGCATGAAGACACGTCTCATCCAGAGTCTGGATGGCCATCGTGACGTCGTTCGAGCCAGTGACACTGAGGGTGGAGACGGGGTACTCTCCCGCCGCACGGAGGATGCGATTCACCGCATCAAGCTTGCTGAGTGCTCCCATTTGTTCTCCTAAAGGTAAAAGCCCTGACACCGTTTCCGATGCCAGGGCCGGTTGCGAAATCCCCTAAAGGGATTGATTAGGCGATGCGCTTGACGTAGACGGGCTGAACCGTGCCCGGGTTCGTGAAGGTGCCCTGAGCAGTGAGCGTAATCACGCCGCCGCTGATCGTGACGCCGATGTCGTCAGTGCCGGAGGGGGAACCCTGGTTCATGTTCGTGGTTCCGGAGACGGAGACGACGGACGCGCTGTGGGCGATAATCAGCCCGCCACGGCACGTGGCGACCGAGCCGCCCTGCGAGGCAACCGCAAACACGGCAGGAAACGACTCGATCTGGGGAAGAGTCACGGCGGCGCCGGCGGCAAGAGCCGCGGTCTGCCAGAGGTTGGTGGCCTCGCCCCGGAAATCCGGGGCATAGGCGGCGACGGTGCTGAGGGGATTGACGGTCTGGTTGGTGCTGTTAGCCATGTCTGTTCCTTTGTTCAGTTATCAGGTGCCGGCGATTTCGTACGCGCAGTAGGGACGGAGCGTACCGCCACCGGTCATCATCTTCGCGAGCATGAAGTCCGACTGACGACGAACGTCGCGGAACTTCTCGGTCGAGATGCCCATCAGCTGAAGCACGGCGATGGCCTGCTTCTGGAAGACGACGCCGCCGGTCTTGCTGAAGTTGCCCTGGTACTTCGAGGGGCCGGTCGTGATGTCGGTCGACGGAATGTGGTTCGACGCGTACACGGGAATGCCCATGACGTCGATGGGCTTCTGGTAGCCCTGGCCATCCTGAATCGACGGGCCCGAGGTGCTGGTATCCGAACGACCCCAGAAGGCCTGGGTCGTCATGTTCTGGATGCCGCCACTGAAGTACGGAAGACCGAGCTTACGCAGGGCGTAGTACAGCGGAACATTCACGACGCAGCAGCGGTCGTTGACCGGAACGTCGTTCTCGTCCATCTTCTGGCAGACGTTGCCGATGTACTCGATGAGCTGGGCGGCGTTCTGCTCGAGGCCCCAGTTGGTCTCATCGAAGTCAGCCTGCGGACCGACGGTGGCGCCGAGATTGTTGCCACCGATCGGGAAGGGGTTCGTACCGGCGTCAGCGGTGGTACGGGCAGCGTTGAGGAGAAGGATGGCGATCTTGCGGTCAAGCTGACGGGCAAGCTCGCGACCGCATTCCGAGGCGATCTCGTTGCGGACGTCAAAGTGCGAGAGGGCCGTGTCGATGTCATCGACCTCGAAGTGCGACACGAGCGGACGATCATCGAGGGTGATCGTGTACTCCTTGGTCGACATGTCGAGACCGAGGAGCTCGGTACCGGCCTCGTGGTACTCCGAGCCGATCTTCCACGTGGCGGGGAACTTCATCGTGTTCCCGCTGGTGATCGTCTTGTAGTTGACCTTGTCGAGGAACTGGTTGTACTCCTCGAAGGCCGTGAGGACTTCGCCGCCGAAGACGGGAAGGAGGAGGTCGGTCGGGGTGGGAACGGAGTTGGCGGTGTTCTGAAGGAAGCGAATCTGATTGGACGTAGCCATTGAAGTTGTCTCTTACTAGAGCATTTGAAACGGATCTCCGGGTCGATTGTCGCTCGATTGTCCGACACCGTGTCGGGTCTCTGCGGTCTCTCCGAAATGGGCCGATCGTGGTTTCCCATGACCGGCCCTCATGTCTTACGACTTGGGGTCCTCTGCCTTGACGATCTTGACGCCAAGGTCGATGCCTGCGTTGTACGAAGACTCCTTCTCCTTGGCGATCACGGCGGTGTCGCCTGGTCGACGGAGAAAGAGACCGGCCGCACCAGTCAGCAGCGACAGGACGACTGCACCTCCGGGAATGGTGCTGAGCGGTCCGCTGGCCTGCTCGAGGCCGAGGTCGATCATCGAGGAGATGATCACGTAGCGGTCGTTGGCGTCCTTGACCGCACGCTGATAGCGCTCGGTGTTGGACTTGACGTAGGTCTGCCAATCGGCCCAGATGTCCTCGGCTTCCGCAAGGGTGATGTCTCGGTCGACATCCTCGGGAGTCTCGGCGGTTGCGACGACCACGGCACGGGGAGCATCGACCTTGATCATCTTCTTGACGTCACAGCCCTGAGCGGACATGACTACGGCGACGAAGATGATCGAAAGGGCGATGAACAGGGCGGAGGTCTGGTTGTCGTCGATGAACTCTCGGATCTTACTGATCATTCTTGATGACTCCTGTGATGCGGATTCGATCCTGAACCATCTGCGTGAACGCTGGGTCGACGCCGTAGCGGGGATCGCGGAAGTGCGCCGTCATCTCGCGCTTGTTAGAGAACGGCTGCAGACCCGGAGCGGGCTCCGATCGACCGTTGGTCTGACGCGGCTCGTTGCGGGTCGGATTCGACATCTCCATCCGCGCCTTGAGGCCGAGGAGGACGTTCTGCCATCCAGGCGATGCAAGGGCAGTGTTGACGGACGCTCGCTCAGCCTCGCTGAGGGAATCCCTGGCCCACTCGAGAATCGAGTTCAGGGACTGCTCGCCACCAACGGTCTTGGCGGCTTCTGCTGCTGCGGCGCGCTGCTTGTGGCGGACTGCGTCGATGTAGTCCTCGACCACAGACTTGGGGATTCCGTGGCGTTCCTGAAGAACCTTCAGCGTGTCGTCGGAGACCTGACCGCTGGTCATGATCTCCTTGCCGACATTGTCCCAGACGCCTACGTCCGGCTGGACAGGCTTGTCTGGAACTTGAAGGTTGGGGGCCTCGGTCGCAGGCGGTTCCTCCACCGGCTTGGATTCAGGCGTAGCCTTGGCTCCCTGCTGCAGGCGGGTGATCTCGGCCCTCATGTCCTTCCAGGACTTGAGGAACTTCTCGGGATCTCCGTTGAACTGCGGAGGAAGCTTGTCTGGATTGGCCTTTGCGAACTTCTCGACAGCCGCGGCTTCGTGGGTCGCGGGATCGAAGTTCTCGTCCGATGGGGTTGGTTCGTTGGTGGTTTCCATTTGGGGTTTCGCTTACTGAGGTGCCATGCCCTGCTTGGCAGCGGCCTCGGCCATGCCTCCCAGGGACTGGATGCTTTGCTGCGCCGCCATCTGCTCGATGGACGACTGAGCGGCCTTCTGCTGTTCTGCCTCGAGCTGCTGAGGGGTCTTGATGAGGCCGACGGGCTCGAGTCCGAACGACGACGTCCACTTCACGCCCCAGCCGTACCAGTCGATGTAGGGCTGGAGGTCCTTGATGCTGCCGACGATCTGCGCCCACTGGGCCAGCTGCGAGTTCTGAACCTCGCGGTTCAGCGCCTCGAGGCCCGTTCGGACCTTGAGATTCAGCATGCCCTTGTCGGACGTGATCAGCGAAACAAGCTCCTTTGGAATCAGCTTGTCACGGCTCATCAGGATCATGGCTCGACGGACCAGAGGAATCTGGATGTCGCGTGCCATGCCGCTGAAGATGCCGCCCAGGGTCTGGTCGAGTTCCTGAGCGACCTCGCGGATCTCGGTCGCGGTAACGCGGTCGGCGTTGCGCTGGACAGACGACTGGAGCAGGAAGGTGCGGCTCAGGTTCTGAATGAGATCCTGTCGAACTCCCGCCATCGGGCCGAGGTCGATCTGCTTGGCAAGCTGGACGGCAAAGACGTCGACCGCACGGGCGGGAACGAAGTCGCCATTCTCGGTCTCCTGAAGGTCGGAAACCTCGGTGATTCCGGTCGGGTCGACGCCGATGCGGAACTCGGCATTTGCCGCAGCCGCCTCGACAAGGGACTTGGTCAGAGCCTCGAGGGTACGGATGTCACCGATGTGCTCCTCGCACAGCGATCGACCGTAGTCCTCGCCGGCGATTCGCGACCACACCTGAGGAATGTACGGATTGACGTCGTACGTTCCGCCGTCAACGACCTGACCGCAGTATTCGACCGACACGTCCCACTTGGACGTGCTGGGGTTCCAGACGATCTCGGTGAAGTAGGGCTTGTGATCCGAGGACGGTCCGTTCTCGGGAGACCCATACATCTCCGCCTTGGAGTCGTAGTTCCAGTTCTCGGGGATGGCGTCGGGGTCGACCCACTCACGAAGGATGATGCGGTAGACGCGACCATCCGGATAGCGCTGGACCACGTAGTGGTCGATGCGGTGAACCCGGAACTGGTAGTCGTCGGTGCACTGGAACAGGGCATCTCCGATGACGATCAGATGCTGAAACAGCACGAACAGCTCCTGACGGAGGTTGGTGCTGGACAGCTTGTCCATGATCTTCTTGTCGAGACGGGCAAGCTGAGACATCGTCTCGGTCGTATCGACGCCCTGCGGAACGTACTGCTGGTCGATCTCGAGATTGAAGAACGGGGTCTGGTTCAGCGGATAGATGGCCGAGACCATGCGGGACGCGAGTGCCATGACTCCCCGGGCCGGAAGGCTCGAGTAGATGTCCGGCAGCTCCATCGTCTCTGTGAATCCGTCCTCGGGGTAGAGGCCGGGGACGGTGAGCCGCGAGCAGTCCTGCGCACGCTGAAGCTTGTTGGTTCGACGGTTGTCGAGCCGTTCGAACTCGGATTGAATTTCTCCCTTTGTCAAATCTGCACTCCTGACCCAACTCCGAGATTAGGCGCGTTGAACCAACGGTAGTCGTCGGACGTCACGTTGCCAAGCGGATTGTTGGAGATGAAGGTTGATGGATTGAACGAAGGAGAGAACATTTCTCCGGGCGCGGCCCCTTCGTACGACGCGGGGTTGACGAGACCCTGAACCTGAAGCGAGGTCTCGAGTGCTCGACGGCGCTCGGTCTTGAGAAGTTCGATACCGGCAACGCGTTCAACGAACACGCGCTTCTCGTCCTCGAACTTCACGCGCTCACGCTCGAGGTCCGCCTCTGCGCGGATCTCTTCGTCACTCGGTCCTGAGGGTGCTCCCTTGCCCATGACCTTCCTGCCTTTTGTGGATAGCCTCCAGATGGAGGACGACGCTGTACTGACCCGACTTGTAGTCGATCTCCCTGAGGTCGACGCCGCGGGTGTCAAGGACCGGTTGAAAGGACTTCTTCAACCACGACACGAGAGCCTCCGAAACGGGAGGCTGTTCTGAGTTCTTCATAGAGTTCCTTGGAGGTACGGGCCTCGATAGGAAGACCAAGGTACCTGAGGATGGTTGTCACGACGAGACGGCACGACACTGGTTCAGGGATCGGAGACCACAGCCCGTAATGGGCGGCAAACTCGTCCCAGATGCGTGCGGTCCTTGAACCGATGACATGTCCCGTACCGAGAAGCACGAGACAGGCGGTGTCGAAGTCGTCAACATGGATGTCAAACGAGTAGGTTCGGCATCTGCCGATCATTCTCGCAACCATGTGACTGGGGTAGAAACCTGATGGTCGACCGTCAGCTACCACAAGGTACTGGTCGGCGACCTTCAGTCCTACGTGAGGGGCCGAGAAGCCCGCCAGGGTCTTGTAGATCCTGGATTCCAGGTCCTTCTTGTCATAGAAATCGACCCTGATCATCTTGTGGTTCCCTCATATAGACGTACGTAATTCCATAGAAGTACTATAGGGGCGTATAGGGCTATACTTAGATGACATCCTTATAGAGACTATAAAGACATGACATCTAGGTCTAACCTATAGCTCCCCTATAGTACTCCTATGGACTCCCCCTCATAGGCGTACCTAATTGGGATTTGGTCTGGAAAGTCTTTTTCAGGTGTTCCGGCTAAGCCTTCAGGTCCCGTAGGTCCGGCAGGACCAGCAGGCCCTTCTGGCCCGGTAGGTCCGGTAGGTCCGGTAGGTCCAGCGGGACCGGCGGGACCCGTGGGACCAGTGGGACCCGGAGGTCCGACTGAGCCTCCTCCTCCTCCTCCGCCAGCCACGGTCTTTGCAATCCTGCGGATTTCATCCTGTTGGATTCTATCGAATCTCATTAGTCCTCCATCCCGCAGCATGGGCAGGTAAAGGTGTGGTCAAGCCAGATTGGGGCGAGCTTGTCGATCTTCGCCTGCAGCTCCTCCTTGCCACCGGCATTCGGAAGCAGGAAGTCAAAGACATCCTCGTCAATCTGGTTCAGCGTGTACAGCGTGGCAAGGGCCTCGGATTCGTGTGCACGCCACTCGGCCTTCAGATCGGTGATGCGCTCGAGTCCATCGACAAACACTGTGACGCCGTCGATAGACGCCATCAGGTTGAGTTCGTTTATGTAGCGAAGATCATCGAGAATGACAACCCGTTCGCGCCATTCGTCCTCGGTACCCAGGCTGTAGTGCCTGATGTACTCCATCTTCTCGTCGTGGGCCTGCCTGACCATGTTGGTCGCAGTACGGCTGACCCAGTAGTTAGGGCCGGAGCGTCCCGGCTGATAGTCGGGATTGCGCTTGTTGGATCCCCACTTCTGCAGAAGCTCGCGGTACAGCTTGGGCTGGGTCTCCTTGGAGATCCGAAGGTAGGCCGCCGCCTTCTTGAGGTCCTCGGCAAACGACATGCGTACTGGATTGAGTCCGTGCCTGGTACACCAGTCAGCGAACATCTCAGCCGCCGTGGTCTTACCAGCCCGAGCCAGCCCTGCAAATGCAACGATTCTCATCAGTGTGTCTCCGCCCAGTTGTTTCCAATCTTGAACTCGCCCTTGAGCGGGCACTTGAGGTCGAACTCTTCTCCTGCCTTCTTGATGGCATCTACAGCGATATTGCCGACATCTTCGGCGATCTCGCGAGAACACTCGATCTGCCATTCGTCATGGATGTTGGCCATGAACGCGTAACGACCTGGATACTTGGTGGACAGTTCGTCGTTAAGCGTGATCAGGGCCATCTTCATGATGACCGCACCGGCAGACTGGAGCAGCAGATTCAGGGCGCTGTGGGCAGACCTGACTGGCAGGTAGCGACCATCCAGCCCCTTGAGACTGCCAGCCTTCTGAACCTTGAACTCGAGCGCCTGCAGAAGCTTGGCGTATGCAGGAACCTGACGCTTGAACGACGCCTTGAGTCGCGCACCGTCGGCAGTGGTGCCATCGACAATGGCGCCAACCTTGGCGTCACCTGCACCGTAAAGCAGACCGTAGATGAACGTCTTGGCCTGATCTCTTGTTTTGAGGCCAGCCATCTGCTGATTGTGTGTATGGATGTCACCGTTACACACGACCTCTGCGTATGACCCGCCATCGTACATGGCGAGATAGTGCGCGAACATGCGCAACTCGAGGCCCGATGCGTCGGCACCGACCATCACCCAGTCCTTGCGGGTGGGGCGAAACAGTGCGCGGCACTCGGAGCCGTACGGGGATCCGCAGCGGGGAACCTGAGCCATGTTGGGATCGCTGTGAGTCATGCGGCCCGAGACTGCGCCATTGGTGTTGACGTCGCC